CAAATAAATCAGTAGTATTATACGCTTCAGGATGATTTTCAGCTGTTAAATGTTTAAAATCTCGTGTAGCACAAGTTTTAACATAAATAACAAAATCAAATCCCATCTCATGAGTCATTAAGCAATTTAAAGATACAAAGTCACCCCATCCAGGATTAGCAGCATGTGCTACTTCATGACCTAAATCTCGTAAGTATCTAGACATAGAATATTTTTCAGCAAAAGCTCTAGTCTCTTCGGGGGTGAGAGTTGGATCCCACTCCCCTGCAGACCAAGAATCGCCAGTTACCATTATTTTGTAACTAACCGTCATGTTAACTACACGCTTCTACATACTCTTTGAGTTGTTCCCACTTTTCTTCTTCTTCATCCATATTTTCTTTACGAACAATAGTAGCAATTTTAGTAATAGTTGCTACAGGAATATCATATTCTGATTTAATATCTTTTTTAAGTTCATTAATAGACTCTCTAATTGCTTCTCCTTGAATCATAAGATCTACAATACGTGAGATTTCTTTGCGTAATTCTGCTTTTAGTGCTACTTCCATTTGTTTTTCCTAATTTATTAGTTGAAAGGTTTTTCTGATATTCTCAGGTCTTTTTCTAATAAGTTTATCTTCTGTAAACTTATCTAGAATATTATTAAAAATGTCATGACTTAGTGTTGTTATATCTTCAGACACCGTGCCATCAACTAATAATCGTTGATGAACCATGTTCAAAGCAGTTATTAGATTAGCAGACCCAATAGCTCTTGAATCTTTGTAATCTCCTTCAGATCTTGTTTTTACTAACTCCCATGTTTCGTTTTCCCAAACAGTATCATCATCTTCATCAAATACTTCAATGGGCATACCACCTAGTATTTTCCATACCATGTCATCATATTTTCTTGTCATTATTCAATTCACTTATAAAAAGAGCGTAGCTGTACCGGCTACGCTCGCACACTCCCTACGGTCGTACTAGGAAGCAATCCAATCATCACGATATGGAGCTGCATAGAACCAAGCCAAAGCTATCTCAACATTTTTAGACGGCATTTTCCCATCCAAACACTGTTCAAACTCACGTTTGAAGCGTAGCCACGGATTTCTCATATTGTTTACAGGCTTGATTTGGCTAAGATCATTTTGATTCCAGTGAATACAGCGATCTGCATAAGCTGCTTCAACATTAAGTGAACGCGTAGACTCGAAGAGTTTCTCCTTGAGTACTCCGTACAGCTCTACAAAAGCTGCGCTTTTCTCTTCTTCACTCAGCTGTGAAACACATATACGACGTGCGTTCCGTACTAGATCACGATAACCGTTTTTTGACACAAGTTTAAAGTACATAATTTACCTCTTATTAATAGCATAGTTTATGGGTTGTTGCAAATAGAAAATTCTACCAATCAGAATCATCTACCATTAGTTCTAGATAGGTTGGTGGGTAGCTAACTTTATCCCTTTTCCAAAATTCGTCAGGATTGTGATGTCTAAAGCGCGGAAGCATATGCCAATATGTATTGATTCGACGTACAGCTCCATCATACTCACGGAAGAATAGATTGTCTAGATCCATACGGTCTCTAGCTTCTTCCATCCATTCATGACATTTCCACGGATTCCAACGTGAAACATTTTCTGCCTCACGAATTGTACGCTTAATACCCCAGTCTGAATATCCTATGGCATTAAGTGGGTTTACAATTCTATCCACCAATTACTTTATCCTTCTCATTTTTATTATAATCAATTAGTATTTCAATAATGTATCGTGCAGCAAAAAACTCACCATAATCTTCTTTCATATCTTCATACTCGTCCATAACAAATGGTGCATTTTGATAAAAGAATGTTTTTGCTTCTGTTAGAGTTGGTCGTTTCATGATCTTCCTTAATTTTTATTTATTAACTATTTATACAACTAAAAAGAGAATCATGCAATCATAAAATGGATACAGACTGCTCACGTTCTAGATAGGTAAGCATAAAAGACCTAACATCATTTATATTTGAAGTAAAATTAAAATGATTTACAATATTCATGTACTCTGATTCAAATATGTCATCGTTAGTTGAGAATAATTTATATATATCAATATTAAAAGCATTACTATGAGGATTACGCATTAATTTAAGTCTGTCTTTAGCATATTCATTAGGGTGTCTTATATAATCTTTTTTAAATAGTAAAAATCTTTGTTCAACTATAGCATGCATATCAGAAGTGTATAACCAAATGCAAGGCCTAGACATGTGATATATAAAATCTAAAGTACAATATATAAAACTTTGTAAACTGCCTTGATTATTATAATAGTCTATTACATGTTGCAAAGGATATTTAGAAAAAGATCTTGGATTATACATGGTAGTATGAGCTGTTACATAATTAATTCTTTTATTTCTATCTAATCTAGTATCTACCCAACTACCTTTTTCAGGATAGCATAAAGGTGAATAGTTAGGTTTTTTATCCCAATTCATTACACTACTATCCCACCATACTTCTTTATGACTAGCTAGTATTCTATATACGCAGTGCCCTCTAAAACCATGAGGAGCAATAAGGGGTTGACATCTACTGTCTAAATTGTCCCAAAAAATAGCTGCTTTTGCAGGATCAAGGTCTAATTCACTCATAAACTTATACTTCCGTTTTTATGTTGACCTACTAAATTTTATAACTTATAATACTCATATGTATTTAACTGAAAAAGATTTAAAATTTGAAATTAGACAAGTAAACGCTACTATTAATGAGTTAGCGACTGATCAAGCTGGAGATATAACTTATCTCCATCAAGAAATTGTTGAATTAAAAAATCAAATACAAATGCTCGCTGAACAAGTAGAGTTTTTAAAGGATAAATTAAATGAGTCATAAATTAGTAGGGTTTGCTGATTCAATAAATTCAGTATATATCCAAAATCAACTACAGTCAATAGCTAATCAAATTTCTGGACTAGAAACAGAGTTAGCAGACGAAACAGATTCTAGATTAAAAAAATATTCTAAAACACCTAACAGAGTACCGTGTTTTATGTTATTTCAAAATGATGTTCAGAAAAATCATATTCATGCTAAAATGACTGAAGATTATGCATTAAGATGGGTAAAAGGAGCTATAGGCTAATATGCCAAAGGCAATAGTATGTACACCTCATGATGCTAGAATAAATAAACATCGTAAAGATTATTTAACAGCAGTACATCATTCTATGGATTACCCCTTTCAATCAGAAGATGGTAGAGATGCTTCTCCTATGCATCAACAGTTAGAAACTACTTGTAAACGTTTTAATCCTATAAAATATTGGCAATTTACTAACTGTTGTACAGATTCTCTACAAATAGCTTTTCATATACTATGTAAGCCTGGAGATACTGTTATTGTACCTGCATATGGTTGGAGAGCTATAACTAATGCTCCTCAATTTGTAGGTTTACATGTTATATATTGTGATATTGATGATACAGGTAATATAGATTTAAATCAATTACAACATCTTATTATAGAACATAAACCCACAGCAGTATTAATAGTGCATAATTTTGGAACAATAGTAGACATATCTAAAATAGCAGACATATGTCTAGTTAATAATGTTAGTATTATAGAAGATGCAGCACCTTCTTTTGTTATGAATGAATCTTATAAGTATAAATTAGGTTCTTATTCAGATATAGTATGTTTTTCTTTTGACTTTACTAAGTCTCCTGGTTGTTTAGGTGCAGGAGGGGGACTTGCTACTAATAGTGAAGAATTATCTAATAAAATTAAAACTGTAGGATCTCACATCACATCTACTCATGGTATAGGTACAAAATCATATTTAGATACTATAGCAGCAGGAGTGTTAAATACTGACATAAAATTAATAGAGCAAAATAACTATAGACAACATAGAGTCAACATTGCTACTTACTATATAAACAATCTTCCCTATAAAACTCTAAGCGGAGAAAATTACATATTTCATCGTTTTATAATTCTAACAGATAGAGATAAAAAACAAGCAGTAATTGAGAAATTTAAATCACAAAAAATACTAGCTAAATCTGTATTTGATCCTAATATAAGTATTCTTCCTAGGGCAAATGAGTTTACAGAGACAGCAATTGAGCTTCCTTGTCATCAGTTTATTGATATAAATGACTTAGATTCGAGAATTAAAAAGATTTTATGAAAATACTAATAACTGGAGGATTAGGATTTATTGGTAGTCATTTAGTAGCAACTTTATCAAATTACCATACAATAGATATTATTGATAATTTTAATGAAGCATATCCTGGATATCAATATATACATAGAGGTAAACAAGGTCTACAAAAAGTGGGGTCAATAGAACAAAAACATAGACAACAAGCTCTTAAATATAGATTAAGTTTGATTAAGGGTAATTTTAAAAAATTATACAGACAATGGACTTTTGAAATGTCTGATAAGTTTAAAGAAAATAAATATGATTTAATAATAAACTGTGGTTCTTTATGTGAAGCTGTATTAAGTCAATATTTTAAGTGCTTTACTCAACATACGATAGTATCAGGACTTAAGAACATAAAAACATGGTTTCCGGATACTCCTTGCTTACACATAAGTAGTAGCATGGTTTATGGCACTTGGGAAGATCTAATTGACGAGCAGTACTCTTTAGGAAGTGTAGACGTGTATGGACGTTGTAAAATCGAAGCAGAGAAGGCATTAAGCAAAACAGATGTGTGCCTTAGACCAATTCATGTTTATGGCATGGGAGACGGTAAGTTTCCTATTTGGATGAATATAGAAAGACAAATGTCTATTAATAAGCCTGTATTAATAGAACGAGCAGGTTGTATCTACATTAATGATTTTGTTTTAACAGTAAAAAATATTATAGACAAATGGAATCCAGGAGCGTATAATATTTCATATGACTTTACTCGAGATCCTAATGCTATAAAAACAATATACCCTAAATCTTTTGAAACTAAAGAGAAGTTAGGGCCAACAGGCAAAAAAAGAGGTTTACTCTTATCAAACAAACTTAGACAGACTTTTAATTTCGACTACGAGTTTAGAGATTATGAGTCTACTATTAGGGATTATTACGAACAGTATGAAAAATATGAAACCAAGACCCAGAAATAATGGGATAAAAACAATGACTATCTTTGTACGTAATAATGACGTAGATAAAGCTATGCGTATTCTTAAAAAGAAACTTCATAATGAAGGTATGACTAAAGAATTACGTGAAAAACGTCATTTTACTCCTCCAGGCGAAAAACGTAGATTAGCAGCTAAAGCTGGTAAAAAAAGATGGAATAAAAAGCGTGAGCAGATCGAACAACAAATGATTCGAAATGAACGAAATGCTATGAGAAAAACAAGGAATAAAGGTAACAATGTTTCCAGACAGAACCAAAATACAGGTAGACCACATAAAAGGAATAGTACACCTAGGCCTAAGAGTAACTGATAACCACGTTCAGAATATTGTAATGCCTATTAGAGACATGTTTAAAATATGTACACCATCTACAAAAAAGTATGAATGGACAGTAGGGACAATCTATTGGCAATTTTATAGAAAAACAGAACATATAAAATTATTTTTTAAAACTGAGCATGTAGATTTTCATTGGAGATTTAGCCACGAAGAGTGGGATGTTATTACTAAAGAATTACTAGAAAAAGTAAAAGAAGGTTAATGCATTCTTGCTAACTGCTTGTTTATTATATAATATACTTATATAACAAATGTGGAGATAACAATGAGAGCGTTTAAAGGAACATTTAAAAAGAAAAACGGTGAATCAAGAAATATGCTATTTGCTAAAATTTCTGATCTACCACAAGAGTTTCTTGACTCAGAAATAGGTCATGGAGCAGGTTCTGAGCAAACATATGCAGAAGGTATGGAACTGGTTTGGGATTTAGAAGCAGACAACTATAGAGTTTTTAATTGGGCTACTATAGAGTCTGACCCAAAGGAGTTAGCTATTGACGAAAGTCACTTTACCGGATAATACGGAAGTTATAGTATCTGTACAAGAAGGATATATTCTAGTAGAAACAGAAACTATAGATTTTAAAGAACTAAGAAGACAAGCTAAACAAAGTGCTTTGAAGAAGCAAGACGAAAGCTGAACTGGACTCGGGGGCAGTACCCGACAGCTCCACCATAAACATGCTGAGTACGTGAAAGCGTCAGTAAGTCTACGTAGGATCGCAACCTTGAGCAACAGTATGTTTTTGATGGGGCTGAAATAGGATCGACAGGTAGTGTATAGTTAAGTGGAGAAGCAGGTGTGCAAACAACCTTAATCGTAAGACAACTACAAATGCAAACAATAATTTTGCTCCTACAGGTTATGCGTTAGCCGCATGATGCTGGTGGGTATGGGTTCCACCTAGAAACAGAACGGGCCTTTAATTATAATGAGAAATAAAATGAATAAATTATACATTCTAGGAAACGGAAGTTTTGCTCAAGAAGTATTTGAGCAAATAATTGTTGCTAATCAAGTTAAAAATTTTGGAGGCTTTATCATATTAAAAAATGGTAAGGCTTTTTGTATAGGTGAAGAAGGTGCAGAAGCCTTTACTTACCCACCAGAAGCTAGACTTATTCTTGGTACTGCTAACCCTCAATGGAGAACTCAATTTTACAACCATTTTTTAGGCTACTACGAACTTAATATTAATCACTGGCCTAATATGTCAGCACCTAATTCATACCAATCACTAAGCTCTACTGTTGGAATTGGTAATTTATTTTTGATGTTTTCATTAGTAAATGCAAATACTCAAGTAGGTAATTTTAATTTATTATGTACCTACTCATCTGTAAGTGTAAATTGTGCCT